TCTCTAAATGCTCGTGCCATTTCTGGCACGATTGCCGTGGTCAACGCAACTTGAACATCCTCGGAAGCATTCTGAAAATCTTTGATTGCTTGTTCTGGTCCTCCCAATGCTTCGGCTAATTGATCCGCTCCGTCTTTTTCAATGCGCTGCAATGCGCCAATAACAACATCGGCGGTAATCTTTCCATCTGCGGCATATTCGCGCAATTTGCCTTGAGCGACGCCAGTCTCCTGGCTAATCGCAGTTAAAATCCTTGGCACTTGCTCAGCAATGCTGTTAAATTCATCACCACGCAGGGCACCAGAGCCTAAAGCCTGCGAAAGCTGACGGAAGGCATTTTCCGCTTCTACTGCTGTTGATCCGCTGATTCGCGCCGCAGTATTAAAACCGTTGTAAACGCTAACAATGTTTTCGAGTGAAACGCCTACAGGTCGTAAGCGAGCGTAAACATCAGCAATAGCGCGATTTGCGCTTGTTTGGCTTTGACCGAAACGGTCAGACGCATTTGCGGCAGCACGCGCAAGCTGATCAACTTCGCCATATTGCCTAGCAAGAAATTGAATCCGTCGCTCTGATTCGATGCGCTGAATACCTGCGCTAACAGCAGATTGAGCAGCATTTAGCGTTGCGTATGCAGCGGCAAGTTTAAGTGCTCCTTTGGCTAGGTTGCCAAGACCGCTAGATGCTCCGCTTGCGCTATTGCCAACTTTGCCAAAGCTAGCAGCAGCTCTGGTGCTGGTATTTGCCGCACCATTCAGAGACCGATCGACTTCCTTACCGCGATCTGCGATCTGCTTCAGCTTCGCCGGTACACCACGCGAATCAAGGTTGATTGCGATGTTCGCTACTGTACTCACGGCTGGCGGCCACTACCTAGCAGCAGTCTACCGCCGTCGCTTCATCGCTTTCTCGCGTTCTTCACTTCTGACAGCAAAAAACGCATCCCAGATAAGTAGCTCTTCTGGTGTCACTTCTTGATTCAACCGCGCAAGGCTCATGCCGAGTTCTGCTGCGACGCAAAGTTGCAACATGAGCCAGTTATCACGACGCAGATCAGCCTTTAACGCTTTTCATGTCTGACTGCTCATCCTCTTGGATCACGCCAAGGATCAGCTTTTGAATGTCATCATCACGCACTTCTTCACGTAGCTCAGCGATCTGGCCAGCCTGAAACAACCGCTGCCCATTTTCATCCATGGCTTTCTGCACCAGCAGGTTCAGGCCAAAACCGTTGGCGTCATCACCACCTGGCATCTTCTGCGCCCGCTCGCGTTCGGACATCGTGAGTGGCGTTGCATAAAACTCAAACTCAGTGCCGTCGTTCAGCTTCACGACACGCTTGGATGGCGTGAAGTTTGCTGCCTTCTTCAGGCGATCCAATGCGGACAGCTTTGCGGTCATGCTCAAAAAAATATCCTGTTCGTTGTTACTCTAGCAACAAAAAAGCCCCAGCAATGCCGGGGCTGCTACCTCTAGCGGTAGCGGTCAAGCGCTGGTGCTGAAGTCAAAGCTAGGAGCACCGGTCGGACGGAAGGTGATCTCGACCTGCTGAGCATCATCAGGGTTGATGTTCAGGCTGGCGGTCAGCAACACAGCATCCATGCTGATGCTGCGGCTCAGGGTTTCGGTGCCCTGCTTGTCGGTGTAGAGCTTGAAAGCACAACCGACTTGGTTTCGCTGCAGCACATCCTCGACCATGCGGTTGGAAAGTGCGGCATCCTCATCGGTCACATAAACCGTGGCGGTGCCGCTGCCATCCGCAAAGCCAGGGATGTAAGCACGGAACGGAGCGTACTGAGTACCAACCTGACCGATGGTGGTCACGTCGATCTCAGAACGGCTGATCTCAAAGCTCCAGCTTTGCACCTGACCGACAGCAGCGTAATCAGCGTAGGCCACCTGGAACTCGTTAGGGGCGTTGGCGGTGCCCTCATCGACGATAGTGATGCTTGCGCCGCCAAGGGTGGCAGACACCTGCAGCACGCCGGTGGAAGCGGTGTAGCTGATGACGTAGTAGGTGATGGCATCGCTGATGCCATCAGGCAGGGTACCAGCACCGGAACCGCCAGTTTGAGAATTGACAACGCTAAACACCACAGGATCACCAACCTGAAGATTCAGGTAAGGTTGCACCGTGATTTCATCAGAGGCGACAGCGACGTCAGACTCACCGAACGTGCCGGTGGTCCCTGCGGGCTTGTAGTACAGAGCGCCGGACGTACCGGACAGAACGGTGACGGCCATGATAGGGAAAAGAATGAATGGCTAGATCTAGTCTAAATACGCTTCGAAGGTTATGCTCAGCTGCGTCTGGAAATAGGCTGCTTCTGGTTCTGATGGCGTGATGACGTTTGGCCCTGATGCAGCATCGAAGATGATGCTGGATACGGTTTGACGATCAAATAAATCCTTGATGCGTTCTGCGATGGTGTAGTTTGCTGCAGCACCAACACCGACAGGCGTGAATGTATTAACCGTCAGCAACCCGTTCTGCTTGTTGAAGCTGATCAGCGTGGCGTAGCTGTTGTCGCCAAACGTCAGCGATACCTGCAGCCACGGCAGGTTGTTTGGTGGCGTGAACGGGACATTGGGGTAGGCAACGGGATAGGACGGCGCTGATGCCATCTCAGTGGCAATACGGCCTTCAATAGCAGCGCGGACGTCGTTGTAGGTGCTACTCATGATTCCCTTCCGATGCGATCAGCGGCTTTCTTGATGAAGTCCTGCATGTCCTTGGCAAGCATGTTGGGGACATATCCCTTTTCGATTTGATTGCCTCTGGATCGCCAGGTGCCATTCCACGATGGCGGCAGATTGTTGCCAGTCAGCACCGGCTCGACGTATGGCAGATTGTTGTGGACGCTGTAAACGTTGCCAAGCTTTTCTTGTCCAAGCGCATAATTTACGGCGCGTGGTGGTGGTATGGATTGGCCACGGTAATTTCCAGGAGGGACGCCTTGAAACGGCGCAGCATTTTCCCCAATCGCCCAGCTCAGGCGAAGACGGCCCGTATCAAGCGGACTGCGTTCTTTGGCGCGACGATCAGTTTCGAGCACTGCACTACGCAGCAACTGCTCAAATTTTCCTTCGATGTAGTTTCCGATCTGTGATAGCGGGATGTTGCGTGCCATCGCTATGCCCTCAGGATCAGTTCATAGGTGATGGGTTGATTGTCCTGCTCGATCGTGGCGATACGGACAACCTGATAGGTGACACTGCTGATGATGATGCGATCGGCAGTTGTAGGCGCTGCGGTGACGTCAGCCGCTGCGATCGTCAACCTGCGGTCACCGGCCTGGATCAGATCATTAACCTCACGGGCGTTGACATCCTCCAGCACGCCTTTGATGAATGTGTCAGACGTAACCTCTGATGCGGTGCCGGTCGTTGGGTTATAGACGCCAGGCGTTACCGTACGCAGCGTGACATCACCGCCAAACTTGCTCATCAGCTTGGTGGCAACCTTACGTAGTGGTGTGGCGAGTGTCATCAGAGGCGATAAGCAACAACAGTGCCACTGGTCAGGGTGATGCTAGTAAACACGCCTTCGATTTCGGTGCTTCCCTTAAACGGTATGGCGCTAAGCGTATTGCCGGTCCAGTCTTGGGCTGTCAAGCTGGCGATCACCGAATCCTCAAGCGCAACGATCTTGCCGAAGCGGCCAGCATGTGCTGCTGTGTCATCAATGAACTCAGCGCCGGAATAGGCGTAACCCATGATCAGCTCCGCTTGATGGCAATGTTACCTGGTCCACTTATTCTAAGTCCAGTCAGGTAACGCTCAACCATCGGCGGGATGCGATCAGCACCAGTAGCGCCGTACTGATTTGGTGTCACGTCGATGCTGCCGATTTTGACGTTCTTGTAATCCTCCAAGCCTGACAGCCCGATGCCATCCTTGTTGTTGTTCAGGTAAACCGCAAGCGTGGCCTGAGCTTCCTTGATCTGTTGCGGGATCTCGGTATCCGTGAAATAGTCAGTGGTGATGCGGAACGGAAACCCAACCGCATAAGTGTTGATGTAGGTATCAGGTTTCCGTACACCAGTGCGCGGCCACTGTAAAGCCTGAGTATCGGTAGCCCTTGCACCTAGGTACCGCTCACGATCCAGTCGTTGCGTTGCGGTGTAAAGCGCACGATTCTTTTGATCTGTCGTAGCAGTGCCCCACGCTACAACGTCATCGCTTTCGACCAAGCCATCGATGATGTCTTGCGCGTCACTCAGCGTCAGGTACGTATTTGCGTCGGCTGCGCCTGGTGTTGCTACTAGAGTGATCGCCATTGGATTTGGCCTTAGAAGATTTAGGTTTCGGCGGTTCTAAAGGAAGAGAGGCCACTGCCGTAGCAGCAGCCTCACGTTCCCGCAGTCGCCGGAAGGCGAACAAGCCCATGCTTAAGCAGCAGCGGCTTTAATCACTGCATAGTTCAGCACAAGTGCTTCGCTAGCAGTGCTGCCCAGGTTGGACAGGGTAACAGTGAAGGAACCAGCAGCCACAGCGCTCACACTGGCAACATAAGTGCCAGTGCTGGCGCCAGACTTGACGGCCACAACAGGCACATCAGTGGCAGCAACAAAGCTGTTAGTGACGACGAAGCTAACTTCAGCGGCACCGGCAAGCTCAGCGTCATCAGTAGTGATGGCGCCACAAGGGGCGTTAATGGTAACGCCTGTTGCCTTGCTGGTCCCTTGGGTCACGGCATCGCCTAGGCCCTCGGTGTAACCAATCGCCT